GAGGGTTCCTTCCTTTGCATCCTCTGATGTAGTATCAGGGAAGGTCGCCTCTAAACGAGGCGCCCCTGTGCAATGTAACCACCTATGGGAACTTGACGCGCTTAATAGCGCATGGCTAGCCATTAGATTCGAGCCCCCATGTTGCGAAGGTCAACTACGAGATTAGGGAATTGGTCTTTTGGAAGTTCAGGAAGGCTTGCCACTTTGTATTTTTGCATCAAGCCGACAATTTCATTCGTACGGCCTGCATCCATTAATGGTTGCAATGCCACTTGAATTTCTTCCAAAGTGTATTCCTTAACCGGTGCTACGGGAACAGCCGGTGTAGTTGGCGCTTGTTGAGGTTCTGGAGTGGTTGGTACCGACACGGATGTCGGTACCACAGGTGCTACTGTAGTAGGTTGAGCGACTGGAGCCACCTGCGGAGCTTGGACTGTGGCGGGTACCACAGGAGCTGTGGGCGGTTCTTCTGTCGTAGGTATATTACTGTAGCTGAGGAACAATTTAAGTTCTTCACAAAGGGATACATAGTTTTTTGCTTCAAAAGTGATTCTAATCATGAGGAAATCCTTTCTAGTTAATATTTAAATAATGCCGTTAACGTGTAGCAGCATGAGAACACAAATACCTAAGATGATGAATACAACTTGGCAAGCCCTAGTCACCCAGGTATCAATCTTATTAAGTCGATTAGTAACAATCTTTTCACGTTTAGATTGTTCTCTGAGGGAGCTTCTAACATCCCACGGACTAGGTGGAGCGGTTTTATTCGTTTTAGGTGAAATCAACGACTCTATTGCAGTATCTTTCACAATCCGTTTTCTTCTATTTTTCCGTGCCATTCGCAATACCCCCTAAGATAATTGTTCTTTGGGTTTTGTAAAGCCAGGTTTATCGATAAATTCCATAATCGTACCGCATACGGCTTCTGCAAACTTGTGCGGGTCAATACTATGGTCATGAGCCATAGCAACGACTGCACCAGCAAGCATCGAGGCCAGCACGATTTCAGATTGGACAGATGCTACGCTTTTACATGCGAGCGTATTCATATCTTCGGATAAGGACATATCAATGTTGAGCGTGTAGGGTGCGTTCTTCTTCATAGTGACCTCCTAAATGCGACGTTGCGCAGCAACTTCTTGCGTTAACTCATCCACTAAGCGTTCCAACGTGCTGATACGACTTTGGGCATCCTTAGCCTCAGCGATGTAATCAGAACCTTTACCGGTCTTAAATGCAAGATTGATTGTGTATTGATTTTCAGCGCCAAGGGTAGCACCTACTCCAATCATCAATCGTTCATTTGGACGGATAAACGCTCCAAGTGCTACGGCGTTGCTGTTACGATAATGGCCGTAGCTGACCTTATCGTTACGGTTGAAATCCAAAGGATGGAGCCCTGCTAATGCAGCACTAGATGCCCCCAACTTGTTAATGCGTTGGTTTGTAGTATTGATGCGGTTGTTGATTTCACCGGCCATGTTATATGTACGTTGTTCAAGTGCAGTAATTCGGCCTTCGTGATTAGCAGAGGTGCCTTGAAGTGTGCTGATATCAGATGTATTAGTACGCACCTTTGCACCGATGGTGTTGATTTCATCATACGCAGCGTACAATTGGGAGCCGTTGACCGCGTCCAAGCTGTCAGCCTCTACTCTACCTGCACTAACGTTTTGAAGTTGGCGGTTGTACTGAGCCACGCCGGCTGCACCTGTGCGAGCTTTGGAGCCAAAGGATACGACCGCGCCGGGTTGTTCACCCGCGAAGATGTGACGAGTGCCGTTGATTGTAATACCATCAACGCCTACCACATCATCGGTCACCGCGTTGGTGCCGATAGCAACGGAATTTGATTTGTCAGCAATCGTATTATTGCCAAAGGCAAGGGCGTCAGTGGCTAATGATTTGGCGTGTGTGCCGAACACCAACGCGCCTTGGGCGTTAGCTTCGGAATTAGAGCCAAACACCAACTGTTCTTTGTCAGAGCTAATTTTATTGTTATAACCAACTATGGCGGACTGGCCACCTGCTACTGTGCCATTATTAGCACCGATTGCCACGGAGTTTTCGCCAGTCACATTATTGGAACGGCCAAAGGCCACAGAGCTTTCACCAGATACGAACGCGCCATTACCGATAGCAACACTATCATAGGACGCCGTTCTAGCTTGGTTGCCGATAGCGATGGTGTACTCCACCAAGCTTTCGGCATGAGAGCCAAACGCGAAGGAGTTACGGCCGGATGCTTTTGCATCATTACCACCGGCGAAGCCGTTTTCGCCGGAAACCGTATTATTCGTACCAAAGGCGATGCCGTTTGGAGCGGAAACTTTATTCTGAGTCCCCGCGATGAAGGCGGATGTAGCGTTTGTAGTTGTTGTATTATTCGTACCAATCACTAGGCTTGCATCACCATTAGCGGTGCCATTAGGGCCTAAATTACTGCCTTGAGCAAATACGTTAACCGCTAGCGCGGAGATTGCGAGCGTGGATACAATTACTTTCTTGTTCATAGTTCAAATACCTCGTATAATATAAGTGTCAAATTATTTTGATGTGGCCGTGTCAGTAGTTCCAGTACTGATGCGGTCATTTTCTTTTGGGCGTTTAAGAATATCGAAGTCAGAAGGACTGCCGATATCAACTTGTGCGTGTGCCCAGGTGTCATAGTCAAAGCCAAATTTCTTAAGCTCCACTACGGCTTGCTTACCTGAAGCGGAACGATCGATAATAGCGTTTAACGCATTACGTGCTGACTTCAACTTACGAATCTCAAGTTCGTAAGGCTTGGCCACTTCTAGGACTGCACGCCACTTTTGGCCCTTCTCGGAGTTAACATCGAGATTGTCATACCACCATTCGTGGAGTGGTTTGCACATACGCTTGACGAAGTTATCCGCATCAGGTACAAGCTTATCCGCTAGCGTGCCATATCCAAGTTCTTCCAAACCTTGGGCACCTTTCCGGGCTTCATGTAAGCCGTTAATGACTTTGTGGAACGCTTCAGCGGCTGCTACACGTCCGTCAGCCTTAAGGCTAATGTAGTGTGATTCGAGCGCTACGCTTTCCGCTTCTGTTTGTTCCAAGAGCCGAGCGTTGTACAGACTTCTGACAAAAGTCCGTACGTTGTTCTTTGTAGGGTTCTGCATAGGAACCTCCTTTCTGCTAAATTGCAACATATACTACTGGGCTCCGTACCAATTGGCCATCATTGCCCATGTGAGGGATACCTCACTTAATACTGGCTAAAGTCAAATAATAACCCGATATCGATACTTAACTTATCCGCCAAGATAACCGCCTTCCTAAAGGACATCGACTTATTAGTGCCCTTGAGATGGTTGTATAGGGTTGCATAGTGCATCCCGCACATCTCAGCGACGTCATGGATGGATAATCCCTTATCGGCTAGCACCTTACGAAACACTGCCGGCTTCATGCGGTAACCAAATCGATTGCCCCAGGTCTTTTGTTGAATCGAGCACTGGTCGAATAAGAAGTCTATTCGTTGGCCAAGGCCTTTAGCGACTAACCTGGCCGTGCATATTCGCACGGGTTGATACTGCGATATCTTAACCAAGGTCGTGGAACTGACCCCAATGACTTCGCCGAAACTGCATAGCCCATATGGAGTGTTCTCGTAAATCAGTTTCTTAAGGTCAAAACTGGACTTTAACCGCATCATCGGGATGATTGGTTTCCGTCTCATCGTTGTCTCCGTTTAAGTTTTAGGATTGTTTGACCTTGCTCGGCCACAATCCATAGAGCTACCCCCAAGGCGCATTGGACGAAATACTGAGTAAAGCCTATACGGTCAATCTCGAGGCTACCAACGGAGCCCATAAGGATTAATCCGGCTACTAATTTAAGAAATGCATGCATGATTAAATGCCTCCTTGATGTATTCTTCACTTCTCCCTGTTCGAGCCAGGTATGTCTCGAAACCGAACCTGTCAATGACGAAGGTTCGTTTCTTGCCTTTGCCGTAACAATAGGCGAAGGCTTTATAATGGTTGTTAGCGATGCCCTCTCTAACCGCGGTAAGGGTTAGGCCTAAAACGCTAGCCATCTGCTTTACTGTGATAGTTGGATTCATAATAGGATTAGCACCGTTGCAAAGTAGATGATGGCAACGACTAACGTTACAAAGGATAACAGTCCGAGTATTCGATTGAACCAGAGGTCAATCTTAGCGGTTCGATGAATCTGTTGAACGTGTAAATGTTCGATGATGATACGATCATCTTTTTCATTGTTCATAGTTTTACCTCCTGTATTGGGTTAGAATCTTAACATTCCGTAACGGTTTAACCGTAATTCACTATAAAAAAATAATGTCATCATATGCCACATTGAACACCTCTTGAATCTTCTTAATGTGTGGCACATCCGGAAATGAACGCTTACGCTCCCAATTCCCCCAGGTGTCAACTGATACGCCAACATGCATTGCCGCTGTTACCTGGGACCAATTTCTTGATGCCCTCAACATCTTCAGCGTGTACTTCATAGGCTACCTCCTTTCTGGTGTGTAGTTCCTGTTTACAGTTATCATTGTAGTACGGATAAACCGTAATGTCCATAAATTAAACATAAATTATTGTAAAATTTCCGTAAATTATTGATTTTTTTACGGAGTTATCGTAATATATAGATATATTAATAATGTTAATTTGAGAGGATTTCAACATGAGTGATTTAGGTAATAAGGCTATTATGGCTGAAAATATCCAACGCTTAATGGATAGTCGAGGCATAGATCGTAATAAAATCTGTGCTGACTTGGGCTTTAAATACACGACCTTTACAGATTGGGTTAAAGGTAACACCTATCCTAGAATTGATAAGATAGAGATGATGGCGAATTATTTCGGGGTGCCTAAATCTGAATTAGTAGAAAAGTATGTTGACGGCGGATATTATTCTGATGCGGAAGCAGCAGAATTTGCGGAGTACCTACGTACACGTCCCGGTGCGCGCATGCTCTTTTCTGCAGCAAAAGATATTACTAAAGAGGAGATGGAAGAGGCCGTTAAATATATAGAGTTCTTGAAATCTAAACATAAGTGATACACACAAGGGAGAGTGGTAGTATTGGTTATTAACCTTATCTATTGTGACTTACCAAATGCCAAAGCAGTTTCTGAGGAATCAGAGGATATAGATACTCATAATATCTATATTAATAAAAATCTCCCCCATGAACGCATGAGGGAAGAAATAAAGCATGAGCTGAGTCACATTATCCGTGATGACTTTTATGTGGATCATCACGTTAATTTAGTTGAGCGTATGGTTAGGATGTCTCAAATTGAAGATGGTGACATTGACGGGATCGACTTTTATCATCACATTATTTAACTTCGGGAGGTTATTATAATGACTATTAAACGTATTTTGATTGTATTAATTAGTATAATAGTTATCTGTGGCGTCGCTCTATTTGCCTTATGGCCTAAGCCGTCCATCGAGTTTAGGGAAGAGTCAGTTCTTGGCCACACAGTAACCAGTGTAGTCCTTGAGGACTGGACACTCACATCCGCCCAGGGCGGAGAGAACTCCACTCTTACTTTCCCCAATGGGAAGTCCGTACAAGCGCATTGGCAGATCGTGCAGACCGTTCCGCCTGCGCACCGATTTGATATGTTCCCTGAATCGTTCTTCTACCACACCATATATGTGGCACCGGTTCAGCCAGGCCTCGTTGAATATATCAACGCGAATAAACCTACAGTAACGTATTACCTCAACGGAGAGGCTAAACAGATTCAATTTAAATAAGCAGTAAGCCCCTATCCGATACTACTCAGATAGGGGCTTAGCTATAGGAGGATATAATATGGCCATGAAACGAGCCAACGGGACAGGATCCGTATATAAGATGAAACATAAAAACCTTCGTAAGCCTTACCGTGCTGTTATCACAGCCGGATGGACAGCTGAAGGGAAACCAATTAAGCGCTCACTAGGGACTTTTGCTAAGCAAGTTGACGCATACCAGGCCTTAGCACAATTTGCGAGTAACCCAGATGCCTTTGCAGAACGTAAGATGACTACCTTTGGCCAAGTATTCGATTGGACGATTGACGAGTCAAAGCGTCAAGGGTTATCTAAAGGGCGTATCCAACATATTGAAATTGTGCGGGACCACTTTGCGCATCTCTTATCACAAGATGTTACTACCTTACGTGTTCCCCATGTTCAATCATTCTTTGATGACCCGACCAGGAAGCAGTCCTACCTCCAATCGGTCAAAGCTATCTTGGTTCGTGTAATGAATGTCGGGATAAAGCATGAAGTGTTAACAAAGAATTATATGCGCGATATTATAATCTCAAAAAATGCCCCTAGTACACGCATAGCGAAAGTTTTTACTCCGAGCCATATAATTACACTATGGGAGCATAAAAACGAGCGTACGGCTCAAATATTGCTACTTTATATTTACACCGGGCTCAGAATTTCCGAGCTATACGGTATTAAAATTGAGGATGTGCATCTAAAAGAACGATACATGATTGGTGGATCTAAAACGGACGCAGGTAAACGTAGAATCATACCAATAGCGGAATGTATTTATCCAATTATATCTGCCTTCTACAGTGAAGCTCAATTCAAACGCTCCAATAGGTTATTTAAATCTCCTAGTAAGACCATATATCGTACTCATTTTACTAAAATATGCCAAGAACTCAACTTGGGCGAACATGTACCACACGATACGAGACACACGTTTATCACCATGTGCAGTAATGCAGAAATTCCGGAAATTATTGTTAAGCATATTGTTGGCCACTCCACTGCCAGCAATATCACACAAGACATTTACACGCATAAGACTACGAATCAGTATGTAGAGGCGGTGAATAAATTACCGACCTACGATGACCTAATTAAGGGTGAGCCACGGGTGAGCTACCGTAACGAAATGTAACGATTTTTGATAATTTTAAGTAAATGAAAACCCAGTAAACCGCGTGTTTACTGGGTTTTTAAAATTATGCTAATATCCTCTTTTAATAGTATCACATTTGGCAATTCTATAGCTAGTTAATCACAAATTTTGCTGTACTGCCATCAT